ACAAAATACTTAGGGGTGCCCTTAACTTTTTCAACTCCATGCATATAAAATTGTCCAGCATCGGAAAGAAAATCTGGGTCTCCTGCTGGGAATAACAAAATGTCGCCCTTTTCTGGTTTGTAATAAACAGTTTTATTGTCTACCAAAAAAGTAAGTCCTCCGCCCTCATAGTCTCCATTTAAATACATAGTACAGGTAAACGTAAACTTATATCCTCTAAAATCATGATAGTCTCTTTGGTAGTCTGTATGTACGTGCATTGCAAGGTCGGACTCTTCAATTCCTCCATCGACTTCATACTTACATATTGAAGGTCCCATTCTTTTCCACATAAGCTCATCAGTTCCAGAGCCTTCATCAAAAACTATTGCGTCTCTATCAATTGGTACGCCAAACGTATCCGCATACTGACTTGTTGTTTTATTAAAAACCTCAATTATTTCATCCCAGAAACGTTTTTCCAATTCAGTTCTTTCAGATGATTCAATTGAATGGTTAAACTGATCAGCTTCTTTTCCAAAGGTGTACCAGCCATGCCAATTTAAAGCAGAGCCTTCTGGGTTTTGTTCCGAATCAATTATTGTTTTTGTTAATAGGTCGATGTCTTTCCATGGATTTTTAAAGACCCATATCTTTGGATATATCTCTTTGTAAATAAAACTCATGGCTGTCTTTCTCCAGTATGCTCTAGTATTTGCCAGAAGAATGGTGACGTATATCTTCCTCCAGAAATTATTGGCCTAACGCCATGAATATAGTTTTTATCTCCTGGGAAAAAGTATGCTGATCCACCAACTGGCTTAAACTCTATTCCCTGTATTGGGAAAAATAGTTCTCCACCTTCATAGTCGTCGTTAAAATAAAATAGGGAAGCTATATCGTAATGTGGGAAATCGTTAGGTGTTCCTGCGTCTGGGCCTTCATGAAGCTCTTTATCTGCATGTGGGTCTTGTCTTGATCCGACTGGCCACCTAACAATAGCTGGTCCAGTTGCTTGAACATGTACATTAAAAAACTTTTCTACCTCTACCTGTAGCCTTGATATAAGATTATCGACAACATCAACTATAGTTGGGTCCGCAGAAATCTCCATAGATCTGCGTGTACAAACTCTATCAAACCATGCGTTTGCATCATAGATTACGGTACCATTCTCATTTACGTGAGAATCAGTGATATCCCAGGTTGTATTATTTTTTGCAAAGTCGGTGAGCCTTACTCTTTCTTCATCAGTTAAAAAGTTTTTTAGCTCTACAATGTTTTCTGGACCTGACCCAAAGAATCCAGAAGGCGTTATAGAACCTAAAGATCTGTAGTCATGAGTATTATTAGTGTTCAATCTTTGTTCCATTTATTTGTATCTCCTTCTAGTCCAAAACTTCTTTTTATAGACTCCACCTTCTGGTGTTCTAAACATATCTGATGTTTTCATAGCCTTTTGCATTATATCAATCGGTTTATGAAAAATAAATTCCGACTCCCAGTCTTCTCTTTTGAATGGTATTATCTGTAGATAAGGAGTTCCTGCTGGAACAACCCCAGTAAATCCATTTTGTATAAAAAACGGTATTAAGCCAGATGTTGTAACTTTGTCACTATCTATTATACCACCGACAGTAAGCCATGGTAAATCAAAATGATTTATTGGCTGAACATATAGAGAGCTGTAACCTTCTGGTAGCTGTGGGGCCCAGTTAGCATACCAATGAAAATGATTTTTATCATAACCGAAAGGAACCTGGAACCCATCAGATGCTGGTCTTTCACCAACAAAATCATCAAATTTTAGTGGTACCTTTGCTTTAATTCTATTATTTTTTTCATAAAACTCTATATCGCATGGAGTGACAAGAGTGTAGCCTGTTGTAAATGTATCTAGCATTGCTGGACAGGCTTTGAAGTTAAGCATTTTTCCGCCGTCATTTGTTGCATTAGAAACTGGATTACCATAAAAATCTTTTATATAAATATCAGCATCGTGCCACCATTTTGGTATAACCTTTGCGGTTGGGCAGGGTGCTGTTTCTTCATCATTATAATGTTTATTGGAGTGGAATGTTATCTTGTTCATTGTGGTATACCGCAACCTTCTGGACCATTAATCAAAGTTTCATCATTCTTTAACCTTAAAGATTTTACTTCATGGGATCCAATTTTATTATTTTTATGATCTACAGCATTTCTATAAAAATCACTCCATTTGCCAGACTTATTGATATCGCTAACAATTTGTCCATAGTCCTCTTTTGGGAAAAAGTCTACTGGTAAATCCTTGTATCCTTTTATTACCGCCACCGAATTATTTAAATTTGCCAAGGAGATTGGCATTATTGCTGCAACTGGTGTGTTTGCTGGAATTGTAATAATTTCATTTGCCTTAGTTATTCTCCAGGCAATTGGGAATGCCCCCTTAAAAAATGAAGTGCTTATTAGTGTAGTAAATGGCCAAACACCTTCTATAGGCCAATTTGGTGTTGGCATTGCCAACATGGTAACATCTTCTTCAGTTCTTATAACCAGGTTTGTATTAAAACTAATTGTTGCGTTAGCTCTTGAAGTTGATACATATTCATGCCCTTTTAAAACTTTAACGTGTGTATCTGTTGAGTCTGATATCCCATCCCAAATAAATGATATATCTACTGGAAATGAAACTCCCCACCCCAAAGTATTTGATAAGCTTACTGGGAAGCAGTGGTATGCATGCTTGTCAAAAGTTTCATCCATCCACTCTCTTTTAACACCTAGAGGTTGAATATTTGCTGATTGATTTGGATAAACTTTATAGACATCAAAGTTCATCAGTACCCATCTTTCATTGATTTTTCAGACATAAATTGCCTGTAAAATGATTCTGTATGAGTTGCATCATTATAGTCTGTCATTGTAACTATTGAATATTTTAATCCAGACTTTACTGGAAGGGCAGCATGTGAGAATAAATATGTTGAGGGGAATATATACAGATCTCCAGCTTTTGGCTTTACTGTTAAGTCTAACTTATCAAATCTTAGTCCGCCCTCTTCATAATCATCATTAATATAAGCAACCATTGATACTGTTGATATATAAGACCAACCATGGTCTGAGTGATAAGAGAAATGTTGGCCTTCGCCATATTTAATAAAATTCATGGCTTCCCAATACTTTAATTCAATATTGTAAAAAGAAGAATAATCATCTAGTGCAACAAGTTGTACGTCATGCACGTCTTGCCAAATTTCATCTACGTCTTTATTGTACTTATCTAGAGGATTGCTTTCTTCAAACTTTTTCCATTTAAAATCTACACAGTCTCTATAGTCAGGCATTTTTTCTCTATATCCTACTGTTGCTTCTTTCCAAGTATGCATGCCTTTGGAATTAGATATAGCATTTTCTAGCCTATTTATTATATCCATTTCTGGAGTAATTACATTTCTATATACCCAAAGCCCTGGAAACAGCTCTTCTTTTTCATACATTACTAGTTATTCCCCATTTTCCTATTGGACACTCAGCATCTTTGAGCTTAGTTTTTAATACCATAAAACAACCGCACTTTTTACATTGCTTTGTTGATTTCATAAATTCTGGGCATGATACGCATATGCTGTATCTTTCTTCAGACACCGATTTTTCTACATATTCTGTAGCTGGATTGATTAAATCCCAAGGCCTAGTGCTGCCTAGATTTTCTTTATACTTTTCCCAAGCGCTTTTAGTATTTTCTTTTTCGCTCATTAAGCATTGTCTGGATTAGTAAAATTGACTCCATCATAAAGCCAACCTTTTTCAACTACAAATTGCTGCTCTTGTCCTATTTCAACTATTTCTGAATTAACGATATCATCTACAAATTGATCAATCTCTGCTTGATCTGTGAACGTCTCTTTTCCTAGTCCCCACTGACCAACGATTTCGCCATCCATAATCCCAGCAATTCTTACTGCCTTTGGATGACTCCACGCTCCATCTTCTAGCAAGGTAGTCTCTCCAGTCTCTGCATCTTTTTTATAGAATTTGCCATCTATCAATACGTCTCCTGGCATCACATCATAATGAGTTGACTCCTTTAGGAGCACTCCTGATCTATTTAGCGCTGTCCATTTTATCTGTGCTGGAGTAGAGCTAGTGACAAGCTGAACATATTTAACTGTTCCATTTCTTACATATCCAAAGTATGGCATTATATCTCCTTTTAATAATTGTACAATATTTTTTATTTTTTATCAATACCCTGGGGCAATATTTCTATTGCCCCAGTTAGTATTAATTAGCAGAACCAGCCACTACCTCCACAGCAACAGCAAGGACAGAATCCGCCGCCGCCAACAAAGTGTGGTGGGAAGAACGGTGGGAAGTGTGGTGGGAAGAACGGTGGGAAGAACGGTGGGAAGAACGGTGGGAAGAACGGTGGGAAGTGTGGTGGGAAGAACGGTGGGAAGTATGGTGGGAAGAACGGTGGGAAGAACGGTGGGAAGAATGGTGGGAAGAACGGTGGGAAGTGTGGTGGGAAGAATGGTGGGAAGTATGGTGGGAAGAACGGTGGGAAGAACGGTGGGAAGTGTGGTGGGAAGAACGGTGGGAAGTGTGGGGGTGTAAATGTTGCGATAGGGCCAGTCGTTGCCCCAAGAGATTGTCCGTTTGCATTTGATGCAAATACTGAATAAACTTCATCATTTGGAGAAGTAGTATCAAATGGTGAGGCTGCGTTTGCTGACAAGCTTCCACGTACGCTTGAAGTTATTTGATAAGTAAGAATTGCAGATCCACCAGTTGCATTTGCAGAAAAAGTAATTCTGTCTTGTCCAGAAGGTGGAGTTGGGTTTGGGCCTGCAGCACTTGATGTAACTGTCGCATTTGGTGCTTGTGGAACTGTTGTTATAGTTACTGAAGTTGATGTTGTTGCAGCAGATGTTCCAGCAGCATTGGTCGCTCTAACAGTAAATGTGTAAGCTGTTGCTGAAGCTAATCCCTGGAATGTATAAGAGGTATTAGCGTTTCCAGTAACTACTGTATAGGTTGCAGGGGTTGTTGTAATTGTATAAGATGTTGCTGGTGGAGAGGCTGCTGGCAATGTCCAAGACAGGTTAGCTGCTCCTCCAGATGTTGATATTGATGTAGCAGCATTTAGCAAATATGGACGTGATGTTCCAACGTTTGTTGCTGTTAAACTTGTTACTGCACTTGGCTCTAAGAAGTTATCCTGCGCTGAGGATTTTCTACCTATTCTTTTATTTGCCATTTATTTAGCCCCTGTCTTTAATTTTTTCATTATGCTGTAAGATCTCCAGCTAGTAACCAAGTGTTTGTTGCAACTTTGGTCAGTGTTGCTGATGAGTGTGTTGTTCTTAGTGTTAGTCCTGGTGTGCGAAGAATTGTAACATCTGCTGCCGCTACAAAGTTTGCACCAGTTCCTGATGATTGATAGAAATCAATTGATGTACCAATTGGGAAGGCTGTTGTTGCATTTGCTGGAACTGTAATTGCCCGTGCTCCTGCAACTGGAATTAACTGATCTCTTAGGGCAAGTCCACCTGTTGATAGGTTATATGCTGCTGAGATTTCAGTTCCAATTGTTGTAAGTGATGGGACACCAGCTTTTGTTTGAGTGCCATCTGTAAATGCTACTCCTGCTTCGGCAACTGTTACTGTGCCAGTAAATGTTGGTGAGGCAAGTGGGGCTTTTAGACCAAGGCTTGTTGTTACAGATGTAGCAAAGTTTGCGTCATCTCCAAGTGCTGCAGCAAGTTCATCAAGTGTGTTGAGTGCTGCTGGGGCAGATGCAATTACTGCATTTACTTGTGCTGTTGCATCTGCAATTGCTTCTGACTTTGCAGTTGCAATTGCTGAAGCCTGTGCTGTAGATACTGGCTTTGCTAAGTCTGCTGTGTCATCAACAGATCCAAGCCCAACCATAGTCTTTGTAATTCCTGATACTGTACCAGTAAATGTTGGAGAGTCAAGTGGTGCTTTTAGGCCAAGAGCTGTGTCAAGTCCTGATATCTTAGATGTTGCAATTGCTGCAGAAGCATTAATATCTTCATTTACAATTGTTCCAGTTGCAATTTTAGCTGATGTTACTGCGCCATCTGCAATTTTTGCTTCAGTTACTGCATCAACTGCAAGTTCTGAGCTAGTTACTGAAGATGCAATAATTTCTGCAGTTCCTACTGAATCATCGCCCATCATTGATTGTGAAATTGTATTTGCAGGAAGTGTTACTGTTCCTGTAAATGTTGGTGATTCTAGAGGTGCTTTTGCATTAATTTGATCCTGTATAGCGGATGTGACTCCGTTTAGATATCCAATTTCTAGGTTGCTAACGTCACCGATTGAAGTTGATCCTGGAAGAGTCACTGTGCCAGTAAGTGTTGGTGATGCTAGTGGTGCATAAGTCGATGCTGCAGTTGCAGAGTCTAGCTTAGTATCAATCTGACTTTGTACTGAAGAAGTTACTCCGTTTAGATATCCAATTTCTAGGTTGCTAACGTCACCGATTGAAGTTGATGATGGAAGAGTCACTGTGCCAGTAAGTGTTGGTGATGCTAGTGGTGCATAAGTCGATGCTGCAGTTGCAGAGTCTAGCTTAGTATCAATCTGACTTTGTACTGAAGAAGTTACTCCGTTTAAGTAACTAATCTCTTGGTTACTAACGTCACCGATTGAAGTTGATGATGGAAGAGTCACTGTGCCAGTAAGTGTTGGTGATGCTAGTGGTGCATAAGTCGATGCTGCAGTTGCAGAGTCTAGCTTGTTTCCTAACGATGATGTAACGCTTGCTGCGAAGTTTGCATCGTTTCCAAGAGCTGCTGCTAGCTCTACTAGTGTATTAAGTGCTGCTGGTGCTGCACCAAGTACTAAATTAATTTGACTATCTGTATATCCCTGAGCTTCTGACTTAGCAGTTGCTACGTTTGCTGTAGTTGCTAGAAGTGAAGTGTCAGCAATACCATGTACAGATGTTGTATCTGCTTCGTGAGCTGCAATTGCGGCTGATATTGCAGCTGTTGCTGAAATAACCCGCCAGTTGCCATCAGTGCTTGCAGGTGATGATGCTAGAACATATGTTGTTCCAGTATCTGACTGAATTGCAATGTCTCCAGATTCTGCTGTTAATGCTAATCTTGCTGCCTGGTTTGCAACAGCACTTACTGTTACTTTAGCAAGTGGGGGTAGCTGAGATGCTGGAACAAATCCTGATGAGTCTAGTGAAGCAACACCGTTTGCTACAGCTTTTGTGTTTAACGGGATATAGTCATCAACTGTACCAGAAAGAGCATAAGCTAATGTTCTCCATGGAGTTGATCCATCTCCAAATTTAAATGTGTTGGTATCTGTCTCAATACCAATTTCACCTTGCGCTAACGTTGGATTAGCGTCATACCACTGTTCTTCTGTTCCTCTTCTTAACTGCAATCTTACTGTTGCCATTTTATTACCCCTTATATATTTTATTTATACTGCTTATTGTATCATTTATTGCTTTAAGCTATAGAGCCAGAGTCAAAAACCATTGAAACATCGGCATCTGTAGTGGATGGCGATCCGCCATCTACAAACTTGCTGGTTGCTTCAGGAGTAACCCCGTTTCCTTGTACTGTATATATTGGCTGACCGTTATAGTCAATAGCCAGGCCAATATCCATAAAACTAATTGTTGAAGTTGTATCTGGGATCTCTGAGCTTAGTGCAATTGGCACCCAAGTTCCATTTATCTGAAGTTGTAGCTTGTTTGTTGCTGTATCAAATCTAAGGGGTGTTTCGCCTAAAACGACGTTAGACCCAAATGTGGCAGTACCTGCTACATTGAGTCCATTTTTTACTTTAAAATTCTTATCTACTGTTGCCATTTAAGTTCACGTATCCCCTAATTGTTTTGGTGGGGGATTTTTAAGGAATCCCCCAAAACCTTTATTTAATTATTTGATTAGTGTTCCAACAACGACAACTTCTGTGTTGGCATTTGCTGGAGTTACTCTAACTCTTACATCTGATCCAGAGTAATCTGCTGTTACTGCAGCTAATTCTGTTCCGTTTGAGTATGTAATTCCATATTCAGAAACTGCTACGTTATTAGCTGTATCAAGAGTGACTACTAGGTCTGATACCTGAGTGTGTACGCCATTCTTTACTTTAACTATAAACTTAGCGCTTCTGTAGTCTGCTGCTACCCATGAGATAGCTGTTGTTTCTGCTGCCACCGCAATATTTCCAGTTGTTGCTGCAACCTGCTTAGCAACATCATTGTAATTAATTGCTGTAAATGATGTAGTTCCATTTTGCTGAGCTGCATTAGCTGCTGCTGCGGTTGCTTCTGCTGCTGCTTGAGCTGCGTTAGCTTTTGTAGTAGCATCTGATGCGGCTGTTGAAACTGCTGTTGCTACATTTGCTGTAGTTGCTAGAAGTGAAGTATCTGCAATTCCGTGAATGTTTGTTGTATCTGAGCTGTGTGTTGAAAGCGCTGCTGCTGCTGTAGCTTCGGCTGCTGCTTGAGCTGCGTTAGCTTTTGTAGTAGCATCTGATGCGGCTGTTGAAATAGCTGCTGCTTGAGCTGCGTTGGCTTTTGTAGTAGCATCTGATGCAGCTGTTGAAACTGCTGCCGCGATATCTGTTGTTACTTGAGCTGAGTTAGCCTTTGTTCCAAGGGCTGTTGTTATAGTTGTTGTGTAATTAGCATCATCATTGATTGCTGCTGCTAATTCATTTAATGTGTTAAGAAGTGATGGTGCGCCATCCACTAATGAATCTACTGCAGTTGAAATTGCTGTGTTACGGTTTGAAACCTCTGTTGAGATTGCAGATGAAAGAGCTGCTGCTGCTGTAGCTTCGGCTGCTGCTTGAGCGGCGTTAGCTTTTGTAGTAGCATCTGTTGCTGCTGCAGACTGTGCTGCGTTGGCTTTTGTGGTAGCATCTGCTGCTGCTGCTGAGATGGCTGCTGCTTGAGCTGCGTTAGCCTTGGTTGTAGCATCTGATGCTGCTGTTGCTTCTGCTGCTGCTTGAGCTGCGTTAGCTTTTGTAGTAGCATCTGCTGCTGCAGTTGATACTGAAGCTGCGTCTCCTGATACTCTAAGTGCTGCTTCTGCTGCTACCTTTGTAGTAGCATCTGTTCCTGCTGCTGTGATTGCTGCTGATTGTGCTGCTGCTGCTGAGCCTGCTGCGTCGTATGCTGCGGCTGTTGCTGAAAGTGCACGAGCATTTGTAAAGTAAAGATTTGTTCCTTCAGCAAGGTCTGCCGTGTCATGATTTGAAAGACTTGAAACTGTACCTGTTACATCACCAGTAAGGTTACCAACAAATGTAGCAGTAATTGTTCCTGCGGCAAAATTGCCGTTGGCATCGCGTTTTACTACGGTATTTGCTGTATTGGCTGAAGTTGCTGTGCCACCAATAAGACCAACAATGTAGTCTTGATCTGCCTGGGCCTTGGTTAATACACCAAAACCGTTAACGGTAGCGGTAGCACCCTCAACGATAAGACCATTTTTAATTCTAAAGTTTTTATTTACTGTTGCCATTGATATGACTCCCTTTTACTGCTTTTTTTATGCTTTTAGTGCCGTTCTAAAATATCTTACTTTTATTGATCCTGAAACAGGGGTTACACATAAACTTATTATACCGCTATTTTCTTCAAAAGTAACTGTAGCCAATGATAAATCTGTGTTTGAGACTATGTCTGATTCTGAGATGTGAACATCAGTTCCATCATTAAGTAGAGTAATAGTTGAAGTGTGTGTTAGGTTTCCAACAGACTTATCAATCTGCAGGGCGTATCTAACTGTCTTATATACAGTTTTTGAAAATGAGTCTATAGCTGTTTTATTTTCTATACCGTCTATAGTAAGATCATTGTTTCCATCTAAACCTAAAAGCTCTGAGGCATTTTCTGCATCTAAAGTGGATAGATTTGCTTCAAGCTGACTTACTTTATAGTCTATTGAGTTTACATCTGTTGATCCGTTTACGCCAAGCTTGTTTTCAATTGCCTCAATTGCATCATTGACGTTACCATGCAGAGCTGCGTGGCCTTCCATTGATTCAGTAGCGGCAGGATTTGCAAGGTTATCTTTTGATGTTGGGTAGCTAGTTGCCAATTTGTCCTCCGTCCAACAGTGTTAATTCTGTGTAATTTGCGTTTTCATACGATGATGTTGGAGTACCACCGTCTAGACCAATTATAGCAGGATTAGTTTCTAATACGCTTGGATTATTGTTAATATCTTCAGAAAATTTTATTGTTTGCTGAAGGTTAACTGTATGTACATTGCCATCATAAGAATGCGTATGCATATAAAATGGAGCGGGATCAGTAGAGCCTGGAGTCAAGTCAACCCAAACTGCACCATTGTATATCTTAATGTTTTTACTTGTTACATTAAAGTATACATCTCCAGTTGATCCAATTACAGGATCTTCCGCAAGCGTAAGCAGATTTAATAACGACTTAAACTTTTTAGCCATTTGAAATCCTTATCCTATTACAACTACTCTATATTCTCCAGATGCTGGTGCAACTGCAAATTTAATAGTTATAGATGAATCTGAGGTGTGCTCAACATCTGCTACTATTTCTGCATATGGTGAAGCAACTTCATAAATAGAAGCAACTATGTCTTTTGTACCCAAATTATGAGTTACGGTATAAGATGTTTCTGATGTACTTAGTGTAGTCTTGTACTTTCTTGTAATCTCATGATAATTTGTACCGTCATTAGTTAATGTCCACTGGTCTGCCGCTTCATTCCATAAAACTTCCACATCTGCAGATGTTCCACGGTTTACCTTGAGTCCAGCGTCAGCCGATGGAGCATCAGTTACATTTGTGTTCAATACAACTTTATTGTCAACAATATTGACTTCTGTTGTGCTTATTGAGTTAATTGATCCTTGTACGTCAAGGTTGCCGTTAACTGTAAGGGTTCCAGCAACTGTTACATCATCTGGCAATCCAATAGTTACTGCTGCAGATTCTGATCCAGATCCCGATACTGTAATTTCTCCAGTTGTGCCAGTAATTGTTGATATATAGCTTCCAGTAGTGTCTGTTCCAAGTGCTACGGAGTTTGGCTCTACTGTTGTTGTTATTGTAACATCGCCCAGGTTCGTCATTGTTGCAGAACCAGTTACATCTCCTGAGAGTGTGATTACTGGATCTTTATTTAGAGATACCGCTCCTGCAGTTACTGTAAAGTCTGTTGAGCTAAATGAAGCAACGCCTTTATTTGTATATGTTGCATCTTCTGCAGATACGGTAATTGTATTATTTGTTACTGCTACATCAATTCCTTCTCCACCAGCAACTGTAAGTGTGTCTGTGAGAAGGTCAACTGTATCTGTTCCAGTATCTCCAGCAACTGAAAGATTAGTTGCTACGTTTACTGTACCTGCTTCAGTCAAGCGACCTTGCTGGTCAACCGTAAATGTAGGTATTGCTGTAGTTGATCCGTATGAGCCTGCTGTTACAGCTGTGTCATTTAATTTTAATGTTGTAGTTCCTGCTGCATCATTATATGTTGCTGTAAGTGCTGTGCCAGCAATAACGGAAGAACCGATTACATCTTGAATAACCTCTGTAGATCCAGATGCTGGTGTCCACTCTGTACCATTGTAGAAATAAAGAACATTTGTGCCAGTATTGTAGTAAATTTGACCAGATACTGGATTTGAAGGCGCTGCGCCTAAGTTTTGGATTCTAGCATTGAGCAACTCATTCTTGTTGAGATCAACGCTAACTAAAAATTTTCTTGCCATTTGCTATCTCCTTATGACAGGTATGCTGTCCCTGAAAATGGTTGAGCCATAGTCAGTGTTATTTGATTTAAACTATTATAATCTATTCCAGTTTCTAGAATATCTCCTGCGCTTGATTTTACTGTCACGTTTGGACTAAATCCAAGGAAGTGATTAATTACTACAGAGTAGATTCCATTTACTGGTCCAGTAACCTGAACAAGCTCCCAATTATAGGCCAAAGTATTATTTGTTAAAAATATTCTACTTGATCCTGACCATGTTAAATCAGAAGTTTTTGGACCATGAAAGGTTGCAGATGTTGTGTCAAAATAAAAATCTCCAGCAAGTCCTAGGTTTTCTGATGGCTCACCTGATCCATTTAGAATTGTTCTTCCTCTTGGGCCTTGTGGTCCAGGAGAATTAACTATGACTTTGTTTATTTGTTCTGTAACAACTACAGATTCAACCATTATATAGTTACCGATCTATTTAGGGTCATAAACCCTTCAAGGAGCTTTATCTTATTCGCATTAGAATCTACGACCATAATGTCATATACTGATTTTGGATAAAAGAGTTTATTTGTTTGAGTTGGTGTAAGTGTTACAGTTAGTTTACCAAGTGAGCCAGCTATTACAATGCCGCCACTTGGAGATGTTAAAGTTACTGCTAACTTTTGACCACCTTTTACATCACGTACCTGCATTTTTGCAGATGCGCCAGTCAGATCAATCGCATTTCCATTTTCATCTTTATATTCTACTACAAAGCTGAATGTCGCATTTTGATCTACTTCGAAATTCTTTTGTCCTGCCATTTGCCATAGTCTCCTAAATAGGAATACTCCTGTACTAATTTTAGCACAGGAGTATTTCTAATTGACTGTTTTTACTTTTTAGTGAATCCGAACGATGTCTCGTTTGGATTAAGTGCTTTCAAAATTACGGGTGCTGTGGCAGCAAATCCGCCCATTAGTAGGTCTCTTGGACTAGTGTTGCCAGTCATATATAGAGCAATCGCTGCTCCTAGAAAATGACGTCCATAACTTGCTAGTGCTGCTAGAATCTTCTCTTGCATTGTAACCTTTCCATCTCCATTAAGATCTTCTTTAGCTTTTGCCATTTTTGATCCTCCTTATTTCTAGGCGGGTTGCCCAGGAATTTTGGGCTTTAGCCCAATTATATTATTGTACCACTTATGCGCTAATATCTACTAATTCACAGTTGCCATCAGAACTGCATGCAAGTGTGGCGTTTATAGAAGTACCATCCTCTGTTTCATAAAAAGATAAATCTTCCCATCTAATGCTCTTAGGCATTTTTTCCACCAACTGATCGTATTCTTCCTTGTTAACTTCTTGGTATGGGGCCTGCTTATAAGAATGATCAGAGTATGGAAGAAAAGAAATTCCAGAAAGATCATCAAAGTTTTTGTAAACCCAAGAGCCAACTTCCATCCATTCATCATCTTTAACGGAAACTGTAATAGATGGCTTATGGTCACACCAAGCCTTCTGGTATATCATCCAAAGCTCTAGGTGCTCTATAGCAGTAAGATCTTTTCTCAATGTTGCTCCAGATGGTGCTTTTACTGGGAAAGAAAAAACATAAGTTTCATTAGGCTTCATGACATCGTCTTCTACTGGAATTCCAATCTCTTTAAGAAAAATTGAAATGGGATCTCCCTTAGACCCACGAACAGTTCTAATGTAATACTCAGAATGCCAGGGGTGCATGCCAGAAGAAACTCCAGTAAGTTGAGAAACTGTTCCAGAAGGCTTTACACATGTAACTGAAGCTGATGGGTTAATTCCTATATTTGACGCTTCCTTAACATTTGCTTCTTTGGCTCTGACCTTAAGTCTTTGTAGAGCATGCTCAAGACGTAGGTGATCATCTTCTTTAATATGATCTTTATTTTTGCAATTTCCTTCACAGCTATATCTGCATGTGTAGCCTTCTGGCTTATGTGCCTGATACTTACCAGAAAAATAAGAATTTCCAAACTGTCCAGTTAGCGATACACCAAGCAGTCTTTCTTCTTCTGTATTCTTTTTCCAAACTTCTCTGATGTACTTAAAGTTTGTCAATGTTGATTGCCATGTTCCAAGAACTGAAGCAAGCTCAACCTTTTTGGAAACAGACTCTTCATTATCATCTTCACGAATAACAACTTCTGACAAGTTGCAGAACTGATTAGGTCTCAATATGATTTCTGAGCATGGGTTGGTGCCATAGTGGATTTCTGGATCTCTTCCGCTTAATGCAGCTTGCTTTTGTGCTGCAGCAACATTGTAGATTCCTCTTTCTCCAGACTTTGAATCATACAAAGACTTCCACTCAGATATAAACTGCTCCATATCTGGTTTTCTAGAATATGCCACTGAGTTATTTGAAAGAGCACGTTGAGGATTATTTTCCCACCAATTTCCAGATTTTGCTTGTGCCATCTCTATATCATTAATGTTTGATAGAGAAATCATAGCTGATCTGCGTACTCCTCCAACAACAACAACCTCACCTATCTTGCACATTATGTCATGAGCTTCAATCGGCTTGAGCTGTCTTCCAGCCGAAGTTTTAAATTTTGCAATTGTAAAATCGAATAGGTTAACTAGTGGCTGAGGACCAGATGATCTACCGCCCATAGTTTTAAGCCTTGCTCCTGCTGGTCTAACTTTTGTAACATCAAAAGATGGAATCTTGCCATCCCAAAGATTTTTTAAAAGCATTTTGTAAGCTGTTGCCCACCCAGTTTTAGAATCTTCTACAACAATAACATCAGAAACTTTTTCCAAAGTTTGAGGGATTGAAGGAAGCTTATTAATGTACTTATATTCTACTGAGAAACCAACTCCAGAGCCACACATCAATATATACATAGTTTCGTCAAATGCTCTTGGGTGATCAACTGGCAAATACGAACAATTGTATCCAGCAACATTATCTCTTTCTAGGGCGGGACCAGAAGTCATCACAGCTCTCATAGAAGGCATTACATTTCTTTTATACACAGCATCTTTAAGATTTGAAAGAAGTACTTCATCTGGAGTATAGTTAAAGTTTTCTTTTAAATTATTAAGCATAAAGTCAAAGTATCTATCTACGGTTTCTTTCCATGTTTCTCTTCTATTTAAATCGGGTATCCATCTGGCATATCTAGAAATAGCTATAAAATTTTCGTATGGGTTTTCTATCAAAGCACTGTTTGCATTTGGCTCAAGTAATACCATTGGCTTCTCATCAAAGTAATCTGAGGATTGTTTAAAGTTTTGAATTTTTGTCATTTTGTCTCTTTTCCGCCCAACGGCACATAAAATTTAGTAAGAGTCTTATTCTACCAAACTTTTTTATAGAAAGGAAGGGTGAAAAAAATATTTAACAGCTGCTTTACAGTTAACTAGAATTAATAAACAATTGTTTTTAAGTTGACATATTGCAAAGATTAATGGTATTCTTAGAGTTCGTTATCTCTATTGGAGGAAATGCCTATGGAGAATATAAAAGAAAAACTTAGCGATGTTTTACATCACTATGTTGCAATATCAGTAGCTGTATTGTTTTTATTTACTGGTCAACCAGAAGTAATTCAATCAGCATCTGCTCTGGTTGTAAAGCCAGAGGTAAAAACCGAAGCACAACTTGACAAGGAAACGCTGGAGCAATTCAGCAATACTGTGTGGAAACCTTCTGAGTCTTTAACAGATTTAGAATTGGTTAAACTACTCAAAGCTGTAGGCTTTGAGGGTAGCGCCCTTAAAATGGCGTGGGCTGTAGCTAAAAAGGAGTCTAATGGACGCCCAATGGCTTATAACGGCAACAGGAAAACTGGAGACAGTTCCTATGGAATTTTTCAGATCAACATGCTAGGAAACTTGGGTGATGATCGTAAAGATAAATTCAAACTGGACAGTAACTACTCGTTATTTGATCCAGCAATCAACGCAGAGATAACGTATTATATGACCAATGGCGGTCAAGATTGGTCGTCATGGAAAGGTTTAACTCCTCGAACAAAAGAGTGGCTAAACAAGTTTCCATCTAAAAGTTAGAAAGGAGTTAATATTAAGATACAATTAGTGTCTGAATATTTAGCTCTGTCCAGAGAAGGCCTTGTGTCAGAGATGGTTTGTCCATTAGACCAAGGTCTTCTCTTTTCAAATCAAGACGGAGAAGAAAAAATATTTGTTTATTGTCTTTCTTGCCAGTATAAAAACTATATTGGTAGTGCTGTTTATTCAAAAATGCTGGAGGGTATAAAGAATGCCGCTAAAAAATGAATTTGATGAGGCTTTAAGGGCTAAAGTAGCCAGAAACATTCCATGCATGCACATGCCTGGTTTACTTCTTGCAGAAAAAGCTCTTATTGTAGTTAAAGAATATGTCGAAGAGGCTAGGTCTAGAGGATTAACAACTATTGATGAATTACTTGAAGATATGAAAGTAAAAAATGGACAATCCGAGTAATAATTTAGAGGACAACCTTCCAATGGTAAATTACATAATGCTTCATAGAATATACGATGTATTATGCTTAATAGCTAAAGGAACAGTGGGTAGCAATGAAATTGAAAAAATGGTAAAATATCATGAAGATGGATTTTTGCTGGGACCTTCCCCAGCATTCAGAGCGGAAGATGAAAAGAATGAATAAAGATAAAGACTCAGTAGTAGAACTTATGGTTGCAGTATATGAATCAGTAAACACAAAGATGGCGTTAATGTCTGGCATGACTGAAGAAGAAGTGGAATCAAAAACAAATGAGGCACGTCCAGCCATGGTTTATTTTATGTCTGAAATATACAACAAGCTTGATGAAAATGATATACTAGCTCTACAATAAATAAAATAAGTGATATAATTAGATTATGTCACCTAAACATTTTGGCAAAGTAATGAAAACTCCATACTTTAGAATGGATCAACAAGTTTTGTCACTTTGTAAATGTTTTGAGTGCAGGATAGAAAATCTTTTTATTAGATTTTTTAATATGAAAAAAATAAAAATAAAATTACGTAAGTCGAGATAAAACTCCTTACGTATGCACGTAAGTGCTTAACCCCAATCGGATCCGCCTCTGATTGGGGTTTTACTTTCTATCTTCATGGACAAAAGCTGCATAAACTATTCTTTCTCCATTGTAAAATTTATTTACAGCATGAGCATAATCAAGATTTCCAGGATGAACAAGTAAAGAACCAGCTTTTGGCTTAATGGATATATCTTTATTAACATATACTATTTCTCCACCATCAAAATTGTCAGTAATAAAAATAACAATTCCATGAGATACAAACGTTGGTCCCTTTTGATCTTCTTCCCAGTCATACGAAGCATCATCCTGATGAGGTGCCATTAAATATTTATTATTGGGGTTGTCAGCAAGGGGTAAGGGACTGTGTCTATATTTTGTAAAATCTATTTGGCCAGTAGAAGGTATTCTAATTTTTCTATCCGTAGACTCCAGCATTACTTTTAACTTTTCAATATATTCAAACCAAAGATTTACAACATCTTTGTTACTACCCACTTTAAGCGTAAGATGAACTGGATGCTCGTTGTCTTCAATATATGAATTATTGTTTATTTCATTCATAAATAGCACTAAATCTTCTTTAGATATAAAGTCTTCTATATATATAATATTTTCATCAATGTCAATCTTATTCACCAAAGATCTCCTTTTTCTTTTTTTCTACCGATTCTAAATTATAAAAATCATTAATAACATCTTCTGGAACCTCAACTTTTTGTGATCCATAAGGTACAAACCCTTGAGATGGACCCATTCTCCAAAAATGTGGAGTTATGTATTTAATACCTATATTAGGAACTGCTTCGTGTTCATTATCTAGGTCGCAGGATTTAAACATAACTATACTTCCAGGCTCTGGCTTTATTTGTAAATTATAATTTGGAAAATTTAAATATCCATCAAAATAATCATCATTATAGTATATGACAAATGAGTGCTCTAGGTCATCATAAGGGCAGTCTGTGTGCAATCCTCTAGATTGCATGGAGTTGTATTTACCAATAACATATCCAGAAGATGGGATTCTAGGGTTTAAATTAGTATCTATGCCTAAAAGCTTTGAATATTGATTTGAGCATTCTACAACAGCATTGTTAATAGATTCAAAAACCCAATGACTTTCAATATTTTTTTTATCTGGGTCAAAGATAGATGGGTCATATATGCATTTAGATAAACCAAAATCTTCTGGTGTAATTCCTGCTGCTTCCCAGTCTCTTTTTTGTTCTAATGAAAACGCATATTGATTTCCCCACGGAAGCCAATCAGTTATAAGATCGCTTGAAACAGATTCTATATATTTTATAATTTCATCAGAATTAGGTATTGCATTCTTAAAATAAAAAACTTTATTATTGTAGATTTCAACTTCTATAGACACAATATATCTCCTTATTGATTGCTAAAAAGTGCGGCGAAAAGTGAGCCGAAAATTAGAGACCATCATTTTCATCTTCGTATAGACTTCTCAAATACTCCATATGAGCTAGATGTTGTTCCTCAGACCCTATTTTATGCTCTACTATAATACCTGCCCACATAATAAAAAGGAGGGTCGAAAGAGGAACATCATAAGCTATCATATTAGTATTATACTCCATGTTTCACGTGAAACCAAGTAGGCCTATTGGGATTTGAACCCAAAGTCGATTGCATATAAGACAATTGCTTTAACCAGATTAAGCTATAGGCCCTTATATTAGCCTATTATCTGTATGAATATACCAAGGATAAATGTAATGACAGCTACTATGGCTATTTGGCAAAGAAGTTTCACTGTTCTACCCCGTTTTTTTAAAAAATAAATTAGCAGTTACAACGATCTGCTTCAGAAACTCCAGATAGAGCTTCTTCAATATGTCCACCACATCCTGACCATGTTGCTTTATTACACTTGGTACAAGTTTCTTTTGAGCACATATCTGTCTCCTATTTGTTTTATATTCTTTATGTTTTTATAGTTTTATCTGGGGATATTAGATTTTAGGAAAGCCCCCCTACCCCCCAAATTTTAACTTTTTGGAAAGATAGAGAAGCGTTCCTGAAATACCCACAGATTACATCTGGTACATATTGAGTTTCAGGGTAAGCCCCCACAAAGCAAACTAAGTGTAGCATTTAACTTTTAATGAAGTCAATACCTTTTATTTTTTTTCTAAATAATCGTATGGAGTTGTGTAGAATCCATCAGGAAGGTCATTTTCTCCAAATATGCCAGTTACAGCACTAGACATTTTGACTGCATCTATACCTTCATACAGCTGGTCATTTTTTCTTAATTCTTCCGCTTCTGGAAGTGAAGCAAATCCAGCTACTATATATCTAACTCTATCACCTTTTACTTCTTCTGTATAGTGTGCATATTCTTCCCATCCAGGATGTAATAGTAAATCTCCCTTTTCTGGTTTATACATAAACTTAATATTAGGGTATGTTATTTCTCCCCCGTCAAAATTGCTGATATAGTGTGTAACACCAAATACGCATTTGTTATCTAATCCAAGGGATTCCGCCAAATTATCAGCATGTAAGAACATAGACTGCCCTTTAGTCATTCTGTGAACAGAGTTCATGCTCTCTACCCAAAGCTCCTGGTTAAAGAGCTCCTGTAGCCTTATACGCACATGTTTTAGCTCTGCATCAAGTTCTGGATCTTCAACAAAAAAGAATTTGCCATGCCACCATTCTCTTTTATTCTTTTCCCACCAAATATCTTCTCCAAATGATTCTACGTGGCTTACTAGCCTGTCGCAAAGATCATCTGATAGCCAGTTTTTTAATACAACAATATTCTTCTCAATTAGTATTGCATTTGGTTCTTTGGCTACTATTTGATCAAGCTGTTTTTTAACTATAGATGCATATGGTTCCATTTTCTTATTATACACCTCCCTATATTCTAGTTGACTGCTTTTTAGGATTTAAGAAAATGTTAATATATTTTTTACATGTATGATACAGAAAAAAAATCGAATGAAATTTTCCGATAGTGCGCCCATAATGTCCGAATTGCACCTTTATTTTTGCAAATGTGATGTAACTCATAATTAAAATGTCCGAATTGACCGATTTTGGACTTGAATTTGTCAGACCCCTATGATAGTCTTAAGACATAAGGTTAAATAAACAAAAGAAAGGTGGTCGCTAAATGACTACACTAGATAAAAATACAATTAAACACTCAAAGTTTGGTCACCTTGACCTCGAACAGCGTATCCGACTAGGTGCGGAAATGGTCGCTAATGGCGAACTAGTTTCTTTCCGTGGCGCTAGTGCCGATACCTATAAAAAGGTTATGGCTCTCGCTAATCGTATCAAGCAAGAGCGAGAGTTTCCTCATTGCCCTTGCGAGGAGTGTGACTAAGGTCACAAAAATACTTTCTCGACACGCCCGAGAATGTCCCCAAAATGTCAGACCCCCATGCTACACTTACAACATAACAACAACGAAAGGTCAGAATAAATGACACTAGATGAATACAAGCAAATGGTAGAGGCTCAACGCCTTGCCTCCCTCGCAATCGCCCTAGAGGCACTAACTAAGTCAGAGTCTATCGCTAAGGAGATGAATAAATAATGTCATACGCATACTCATACGAAAATAATTCCGTGTCTAAGTGGGACACTATCCAATCAGATGTCGCAGATGCATACGCATACCTAGATGAGTCAGATGAGCAACCGCCTGTTGATGACTTTGATGACCTTGATGACTCAGATGATGAGGCACTAGCAAAACTATACGCACTAACATGGGAGAACTAATAATGACTATCACTTACTCAATTTGGCAAGGCTCTAAACTAATCTCTATTGACAATGTAGCGCATGAGGCTAAGGCTATTGACCATGTAATACAATCGCTCAACGATAGCGAATTAGGCAAGGTTAAGAAATTTACCGCTAATGTAATGGACATCAAGATAGGGGCTAACTAATGAATGAAGGTATTTTTACAATCGAGATAGGTAGTTATGGTTTTATGCTTGACACTAATTGGTGCTACATAGCGCTATCGTGGCAACTAATAATCACGCTTTCTTTACTAACTATCGCCTATAAAGTTTATAAGGCTTATAAGCGAACACGCAAGGTACAACAAGACGAAACAGGTAGCCCTTGCTTACCTATGGATAATGACGAATGGGGTCTATAATGAAAGAGTGTAAAGTAATCAACTGCACTAATACCGATTTGGTTTATAGTGGAATAGATGCCATGCTATTAGGTGGGATCATAACCGAAACCTATTGCTACTCATGCGCTAATGCGTATAACCAAATAGATAGCGCTATGCAATTACTAAGAGATAAGGTTAATGCGTAATGAATAGACTAATAACAACACTAGTACAGTTATCCCTTGCTATTCCCGCCCTATACATGGCGAGGATTGTCTATCATGACTTCGTAGCGGAGATGCGTGAGATGTGGCAAGAATCACACTAGTCTAACGGCGTGTCGGCTTGACAAAGTCAAGCTGGCCCGCAAGTACTTGCGGGCTTGTCAAGTTTGATTACGGCGTGTCGCAAAATTCCCCGAAAGTTTGACTAGTCAGTGTGATGTACCTCACATGTGACCTACAACACAATGTCCCTAATGTCCGATTTATACCCCTCAATATGTCAGACCCCCCTGCTATACTAGCGACATACAAACAAAAAGAAAGGTGGTCAATATGACTACACTAACAATAACTAAGTGTGCAGAGCACACACCTAATAAGTCCGCTATCTCTGAGGTAAACGATACACAGTTTACTTTCTGCGTAGATTGTGAAAATAACATTGAGCGTTGGTATGACGATACCGACCCAGAGCGTCTGCCTATGTGGACAGATTGGAAAGTGTCTAACTAATGAAAACTAATTTTGAATTAGCGCAAGAGATAAACACTCTTGCAAAAAAGCACTATGGAGATAGTGACCTTGCATTTGCGTGGGGTTGTGCACAAGCACTACTAACCGCTAAACAATTAGAGTTAATTCTAGGGATACTAAAAGAAAAGGAAAATAACTAAATGGAGAAAACACAATTTGAAAAAGATTTAGAAATCAAGGAAAGTTTTATTGATTTACTAAATGATGTTTACCCTACTGTAAAAATTGGTTACTCTACCTTTACCCCAGCCGAAATTCTAGAATGTTGCGACCCAGTAGCATTTGCGATTGGTTTAGTAGAGCATGAAGATTATTTAGCAGAAATGGAAAATGAATAATGGATTTTTTTGGATTTGAAAAAGCAATTGAAATTGATCATCTTACCGATGAGCAAATCTTAAAGCTTGAAGAAATTTTTAAAGATTTCGAATAAACAGCGGCGTGTCGACTTGACAAAGTTGATGCGCCCGCAAAAGAGCGGGGTTATCCACAGGTTTACGGGCGTTATCCACAACCCCTGGAATTTTCCGACACGCCCGAGATTTTGTGATTTTTATCACACGGCTTGAGCGTCTCAAAATATGGAATTACTGGCTAGTAATTATCTTTTGTCAGTGCTATCCGCTATAATTGCTACTATCAACAAACGAAAGGCGGACTCCATGTCAGCAAATGTCTACACAATCGAAAGCCTACTTGTAGGGAAAATGTATCGCTCAAATTCTCTTACTGGAGAAATTATCTCAGCAGAAAAAAATGATAGTGTCTGGTATGCAAATGCAGATACTTACAAAGTGCAGGTACGCCCAATTTATTCTGCACCACTAAATCTAAAAGATACTTACCGCTATTTAGCCGTAAAAACTTCCGATTAAATAAAATCGAAACAGGGGCAGTTTAGAGGGAGTCCTCGCCCAATGTCGTAAGTAAGAACCCTCACAAAATTTGTCAGTGCTAACTGATACAATAACTAAATAAACAAACGAAAGGAAAACTATGTTAAACATAATCGACAAAACCGATTTCTATGAAATCGCAGACGAGCAACATTTTTGTTGTGATGAAAGTCAATTTAAGTATTACTGTATCGAACACCTAGAATTTATGGGTTGCTACTTTTGCGGATTTGACTATGACAAAGATTGCGAGGAACAACACTAATGGGATACATTGAGATTTTTAGAATTGATCAAGACGGGGCGGGTTGGGTAGATTTATCCGAAGCCACCCCCGATGAATTATTTAACATTGAGGTAGGGCTACTTAATGAGGGAGCCTTATTCACTAGCCCCGAAGCCGACTAAATGTCAGTGGGCTAGGCTATAATAAGCAATAACAACAACGAAAGGAAAACTATGATTAACTCAGTAATGACGATAGATTGTAAAGATTGCCACGGATACGGCATAATCTTTTTTGGTAATGATAACGACTATGATTGCGAGCCATGCGATTGCGTGGAAGAATTGGAGAACAACTAATGTATAAATTAACTTGTGCTTATGACGGACACGCTCCTCATTGGTCAGCAGAATACGAAAACGAATTTGGTGCATGGGAAAACTTTTTCTTATTCACCGATTGGGGATTTGCTAACGAATACTCAACTGTAAATATTTACACGCCAACAGGCAAATGCTATACAAAAGTTTTCTACAGAACAGGAATGGTATCAGTTAAATGATGACACGAAAAGACTATGTCGCTACCGCAGAAATTCTAAAGTATGCTAGCGATAAAACTCACCCCGCTTTATTTTCTAAAATGGTAAATGATTTCGCAGAAATGTTTGCTAAAGATAATGAGCGATTTGATGTAAAACGATTTCACGAAGCGAGTGGATACAATGTTCCAAAATTCACTTCGAGATAAAGTAAAACGAATTCAGGAATTGCGCCGCAGTAATGCGGCGCAACCTGTTCGTAATAAAAAAAAATACACACGAAAAATAAAACATAAAAATAAATATGCAGAGTGATGCATAGCTATGCAGGCCCGCAATACTGCGGGGTCGGGCGTGTCGTTACGAGTGTGATATTAATCACCCTGGATTTTTGGTAAAGCTCTCGGCGTGTCTTGGATAATGTCAGACCATTCTGCTATACTTGCCATTCAACCAACGAAAGGCTCATCTCATGGATTTTTATGATGACTACTATGAAACAGATATGATACGCCCTGACGCTAAGTCATGCTATTGCACTAACCATTCTATTTGCACTAATTGTACTAAGGGGTATAACTAATGGATACTTGTATTTCATGCGACCAAGAAACTACTCAATTTGTAACTGATGACGGTGAATTTTATTACCCAGTATGCGGAGAGTGCTACTAATGACTAAACTAAAAAGATCTAACGATAGAAAGGTGGCTAACCTTGTCACAAAAAACGGAAAGCAAGCGGCAATTGCCAATACTTTTGGACTACCCGCAGGGAAAGCATATTCATGTCCTGGAGCGACTAGCATATGCGAAAGTGTTTGTTATGCTGGGAAACTTGAAAAAGTATTCCCAACAGTAAAAGTTAATCTATTACACAATTGGGAATTGCTACGCAATGCCGATATGGATACAATGCTTATTCTATTAGATGAGATGATTGTAGAATTTATTGCAGATTGTGAAAAGAAAGACGCCCCTAAGTTATTCCGTATCCATTGGGACGGCGACTTCTTTAACGATACTTATGCATATGCATGGAAAGTAATTATCACTAATCATCCTGATATTCAATTTTGGGTATATACACGTGTAAAGTCTGCAGCGCTTATTCTTAAGGATGTTTCTAATCTATCTCTTTATTATTCTACCGATGATGACAATAAAGAAATTGGCCATGAGTTAAAAGTAAATGAAGGTATTCGCCTTGCATATCTTGGGAAGACATTCGCCGTAACTGAAAGCACAATGAAAGAATTGACTGGTAAGCCTGGCGCTAAGTGTCCTGAGAATATGAAATCAATTCCGCTAATTAGCAATGCGGGATCTGCATGCGTTTCATGCGGACTATGCGTTTATGGTAAAGCGGATATTAGATTTTCTGCAACTAAAAAATAAATTGCAGCGTGTCGGCTTGACATTGTCAAGCTGGCCCGCAATATTGCGGGGTTATCCACAGGTTTACGGGCGTTATCCACAACCCCCTGGAATTTGTGATTAATCTCACAAAAGCTGCGACACGCCGTAAATGGATTAGGTAATGTCAGTGCCATAGTGTACAATACTCTTATACCAACAACGAAAGGCAATAAAAATGATAGTAGAACATAATCTAAAGTTTGTTACAGAGTTTAAGGAAGGCCACCCAGTAACTCAACAAGTGCAAATGCTTGATGAGAATACCCGTATCTTTATGCTTGAGTCAATGCTAAAAGAATTAGTCGGTAGCCGACTACAACCTATCCTTGATGAATTAAATGCAGGTGGGTCCTATGCAATTCTTAAGGTGGCAGAATAATGGGATACAATACAGCATTAGATTTATCTGAGGAATTAGACTTAGAAGTAGCAATAGGCTATCACTTACAGGGTAATCATTACCCACCCGTCCCACTTTCTATGGTGCCAGTATGTATCGAAGCAATAGACTTTGCTCATGATGACATGTGGGACGAAACCATAGAAATGCCTGATGGTATTACTTACAAGGGGCAGACATGTGCGCCAGTGTGGGCGATCATCGAGGCTCACCACTTACACGCTTGGCTACCTGAGTGACTAAGGTCACACAATAACTTTCTCAAATACTGAGACAGGGCTAGACTAATGTCAGACCCCAATGCTATACTACAACCCTAACAAAGAAAAGAGGCAATAAATGACAATCAACGACAAGTTGTATCAGGTAGGCGATTTATTCACTACCCTTAAGTCAAAGAAAACAGGTGTGATTAAAGAAATCCACCCACAAACATCTGGCTCGGTGCGTGTGCTATTGGAAATGCCCAACAAGGAAACTCGTTGGACTTCCGTATCTGCTCAAACACTACTAGGCGTTTAATCTAATGGGAGGGGGGTCGCAGAAATGTCAGACCCCCCTGCTATAATTACTTCATCAACCCAACCCACAACGAAAGAAGGAAACAAATGGCACGACAGAAAGCAATTAGCGTTAAAATCGCAACACCAAAGGTAATCAAGGCACTAGAAACTCGTCTAGCAAAGTTAGAACTTGATTGGACTAACCAAGAAGCAAACGAAGCAAAGTATCAGAAGCAATACGAAAAGTGGAAAAAGGAACTTTTTGAGTATGCAGTAGCAAACATCAAGAAGGCAGAAAACCTACGAACTAACTATCGTACATGGAATAATCAACTAAACATTGACTTTGACCTAACAGTTTCAGATAAGGATTTGCCTAAAGAGCCTGAGAAGGACTACGAAGTTCTACACCGACACTCTTATTCAGAAATGAAAGAGGAATTGCAAAACGCAATTCGTAT